TTTTAGCTTTACCACCAGCTTTAAATCCTGGTATTGGTCTTATTTTATAATCGTTTCTCATTTTTTTTCCTATCCGTTTTCTTGGTTATTATTTACCGGTTTATTAGCCATCGTGCGTGCAACCGATTCCGCAGATCGTCCTACGACATATCCCCCAAGTCCAATTTGAAGAAGTGTCCAAACATCTCCTGGAAGAGTTATAGTTATAGAAGCTTTAAAAAAAAATAATATTACAGGACCCAATACATAGTTCCATATTAAAATAAATATTAATACATACATTAAAAGGGGCCTCCACGAGCTAGCGAACCAGCCAGCTTTAGCCTCTGCCTCAATAATTTTTGCTGCGGCAGTTAATTCTTGTGTATTAGATTGTAGTAATTGTGTTTGTAATTGTGATTTTAATTTTTCTTGTAAATCTTTATCAGGAACTGATTTTTCAATTGTGCTAAATAGAATTTTAGCTAAAGGTGCAACAGCTCCTAACATTTGAATCATGGTTTAATACCACTTAGCTGATCTTTTTTTCTCCGGAAGCATTCTTTTTTGTCCACCTACTGGCTCTACTTGTGTTTCTTGTGGATTAGAAACTTCTACATCAATTCCACCTTTTAAAGTTCCATCTGAATGTGTGAATTGTGCAAAATCTACTTGATTTCCATATGTAGATCTCTCTGATGATAAATTATTATTTACTGAACCACCCATTGCCATTTTTTTTCTAGACATTCCTGCTTCAGACAAAGCAATTGCAATTGCTTGTTTAGGATTTTTTACTTTTTCTTTTGATTGACCCATGTTAAGTTCACCTTTTTTGAACTCTCTCATTACTTTACCAATCTTTTTTTGTTTTGAATTCATTTTCATAGTTATAATATACTCCTTTTTTAGTTTTTAACAATAATTATTGTATTTTCTTGTTCATATCAGAAAACTGTTGTTTTGCAATTGAAGTTGCAGCTCTCAATTCAGCTAAATCTTCATTTTGTTGTAGTTTTTCTTGTGTATTCATCTGATTCATCATGGCTCTCATCTTATCAAGGTTGATTTTCTCTTGTCCTTCTTTAGATTTTCTAGCATTTTCTTGAGCCTGAAGATCTAATTCACGTGATTTTAATTTAGCGATAGGATCATTATCAAATTGTGATGTAATTCTTTGCTCTTCCTTCATAAATTCATCCATCATTTCAGCAATCAATATTGCTTTTCTAGATTCAATTTGCATTTGTAGTTGTTGAACTTGCATTTGCATTTGAGGATTTTGTGCAGCCATTGGATCTTGAGATAATTGTTGAAGTTGTTGCAGTTGAGTTGTGAATTCTATTTCAACTTGTTCTAAAGCCATCAAAGAAATATGTTCAAAAATGTTTTTCTCTAATGCACCCATAATAACTGGATTATTTCTTGCCATGTTTGTAGACATGAAATTTAAATGTGAAGTGATATGAGCTCTATGATCTTGTCCTCTAAATGCTTGGAACGGTTGTCCTGATAAAGAATCAATATGCTCTAATGCAGGATCTTTTGGTGCTGGTGGTTGAGGTACATTTAAAATTTTATCTATATCTCTAACTCCTAAAGCTTCATACATTTTTCTGTAAGCTTCATATAAATTATGAATTTGTGGATTAGATTGAGCAAGTTGTAATTGAGTTTGTGCTAAACTAATTCTTTGAGTTTGTGAAAATATATTTGGATCAGCAACTGGAACAATATCTACTCTGTCATCAAAGTCAGTTTGTTTAATAGTTCTTTGTCCACCTACAACATCATAAGGATATTCTGGAGGCAAGTAGAGTGCAAACACTCTAGATAATAATTTAAATTCTTGTTTCATTGAAGCATACAATCGTTTGTGAATTGCAGACATTGTTCTGCTGCCTCGTTCCAATAAAGCCACCGTCGTACCTACTGCTGCTTGTTGATTTCCATCCCCTATTTGTATGTCAGCAATTGAAGCAAAACGTTGACCTGCTTGAACCACAACACCCATTAATTGTAATAAAGTTTGTGAAGGTTCTTTAAATGGTAAAGGCATAAATGCATCTCTTAAGTTTCCTCCAGGAGCATCTACATCTCTAAACTCTCCAGGTTGAATAGGTTGTGCATCATCTCTGACACGAATACCTCTTTGTTTAAATCCTGATGGTAAATTAGATAATGTTCCAGCATCTAGTAATTGTCTTAATGCTGATGTAGCAGTTCTAGATAATCCACCAATCATATGGATTAATCCAAAGCCATAGAATCCTAAACCTGGTAAAAATTTAAAGTGAACAAAATATTGGATCTTCTGTTTTCTAGGATCTCCAATATTATAGTTTCTACGAATAGATAAAATTTCACGAGAGCCTTCTTCTATCGTCACTATGTAAGGAAGTTTAATTCCAGTTATTTCCCCGTTGGGATCACGATCTTCAAAGCCCTCGATATCTAAATTTACATGACATTCTATTAAAGTAAAGATGTCATTATTTTTTTCTTTTCTAATTCCTTCTAATTCTCTCTCTTTGGCTTTTAATTGATTATCTACATTATCCATTGCAGGAGATAATTCTATATCTCTATAGAAACCATTGACTTGTTGTTTTCTTAAATCGTTTTCAGTTGTTTTAATGACATGCATTATAGCATCCGCATCATCTAATGATGTTGCAGAATAAGGAACTATTAAATCATCTGCAGGTATAAATTTTGAAACTGCTCTTTCAAGTAAAGAATCATAATAAACTTTTTTAAATGTAGATCCTGATAATGGTAAATAAAATAACATCTGATCAAATTCAGGTTCATATTCTTTCATCTGATCCATGATTTGATAATTCATAAAGTCTTTAACTCTATTTGCTTGATCTTCTTTTTGTCTATCGTTTAATCCAACAACTTGAGTTCGCACCGGTCCGTCTGCTGGTAATAATTCTTTGTAAGCTAAAGCTTGAAATTGTGTAACTGCTTCTGCAAGAACTGGGTGAGTTGCACCACTCGCTCCTCTGAAAGGCTCTGTTCTTCTTTCATATTTAAATCCAAGTAAATCTAAACCATCGGTATAAGCAGTCTCCCAATCTTGACGTGAAGATCTATACTCTTCATAATTTTGAAAAAGTTCTGAACCTAATGGCATTAAAACTTCTTCTGGTAATAGTTCTGCTAAATTTGCAAAATGATCTGGAGTTTGTTCTTGATTAAAAGCTGCTGGTTCAAAATTAATTTCAACACCACCATCTTCCATAGGTGTAATTTCTGTATCTCCTTGAGAAGGAATCTGTTCTTGAGTTTCAATAGTTTGTTCTATTGAAGCTTCTGGCCCCTCAATCTCAATAGTTTTTCTAACTTCGTTTGGAAGTGATTTGTCTATAGTTGCCATTTAATTTTCCTGAATTTGTTAATATAACCTTTTTATTTGGAACATTCAACCCTTGTGGGTTAGGTCCTCTTAGTGGTGGTATTGTTCTTGTTAATTTTTTCATCAATAATAACTTCTCTCTGTTCTTGGAAGTTCCTCATCTCTATAGTCTTCTGGGTGAGAAATCAAGCCACCTTGTCTAAATCTCATAACAGCTTGTGTCATAGAATCTACTAAATCGTCATGATCTCCATATGGAAATGATGCACATTCCTCAATAACCTCTTGTGCAAACTGTTTAGATTTAGGTGCCCATATCATTCCAGATTCAAATAGAGGTGCAACAGCATTCACTCGTGCATGTTTATCATTACCTTTACTTGGTGAAAAATTAACAACGGGTATACCCATGCTTCTAAGTTCATAAGTTAATGGAAGTCCTGATGCTTTCGCTTCAACAAGAACTGTTTCAGGTTGCCAATACATATATTGTTCGTGGGCCAGGCGCCTTAATTCTGGAAACTCTAAACGCTCTTTCCTCGCATCTAGTAAAATTAATTGTGGACCAGAGTCCTCATTTAAATGAAACACGCCCCAGGTTGTGATTGCAGAATAATCCGCGGTTTCTTTTTTCATGAATGCCGTATCATAAGATTGAATGACATGTTCAAGAGGTGGAATATATTCTTCTTCCCAATCTCTCCACCACTCACGTTTAATGATTGCTCCTTCTTCTGCAGTTGGATCTTGCATATATTGAGCATTCCATTTTGCAATACCAGCCGATGCTTTAACCGCAAGTAAATCTTCTAACTTCCAATATTCTGGCCATACTGGTTTACCTGATGGAAGGATTGCAGGAAACTCTATCACTTCCCATTGATCTGCTTTTTCTTCTGCTGCTTGAGCCTTGATTAGTTGTGCTGTTAAATCTTTTGTACTCCATCTAGTCATAACTAAAACAATACGTCCACCAGGCTGAAGACGCTGACGGGGTCCTGAAGTATACCACTCATATGCTTTATCAAAAGCTGTGGCTGAATTTACATCTTGCTCTGAATGTGGATCATCGATGATGAGTAGATCAGCACCTCTACCGGTCACCGCACCCTGGACACCGACAGCAAAATATTCACCACCTTGATCCGTTTCCCAACGGCCCGCGGCTTTTGAATCTTCTTGTAATCTTGTATTAAATATTTCTCTATATTCATTTGAGTCAATCAAGTTTTTAGTTTTACGACCGAAACGTACTGCGAGTTCTGCAGTGTGAGTTGCTTGAATAATTTTTAGTTTAGGATTATTTCCTATCATCCAAGCAGGTAAAAAGTAAGAAGCAAATTCAGATTTTGTATGCCTAGGTGGCATATTAATAATTAATCTTTTTAATTCACCAGATTGTAATCTATTAAATTTATCTGCTACTTCTTTATGATGAAAGCCTTCAATAAAATCTGGCCAAATGTATTTTACAAATTCTAAAAAATTATTTTTTATATTATTTTTTCTAGCCTTTTCTATACGATACAAAACATTTAATTTTGTTTCCTTTCTTACTTTAGGGTCAGCTATATTATTTAAATTTTTTATTTTTTCTATATCAAGCATAATGTTAATTATGGTACCTTAAAAAGTTTATACCCTACCCGGGTGTATAAATCCAGCACTAAAGGGTAATGTCTGGGACCCCTTTTTTTGTTTTACCCCCTCCCCCCCTCTTGCTTAAAAGGTATTTGCCAACCCCATGGGACCTCTTCCTTTTTTCTTCGGGTGGGACCCGCCCTCATGTGTTTAGTGTAGTACAACTATAAAGTTAGTCAGCCACCACTACTAATAGCGTGTTATATATGCAACACACAAGTCAGTGCATTATTTTGTATAAAGATTTAATTGATTTGATAATCTTATTTTAATTAACGAAAGGAGAAATAACATGGCACTAACTTACAACTACACTGGCTTAGCTAGTATAGATAAGTTCACTGACATAGAACACCAAGAAGCATCTCGATTCGCTTGGGTATTAATGGCGATTGATATGCATGACATCACTGAAAAAAATGTTGATGAAATTGTTTTCCGATTATTATTTGCGAAACAATGTAATCAAAATTTTTTAGTTGGTGATTTCACAAAGGGCTCACTTAAAGCGTTTATTAAAACTTATATCGGATATGAAACAAATGTCGGATATAAAACTAGAAATGCTTACATGAAAAAAATAATGAGAATAGTTGAAAACAAAGTTAAAGACATGGGAGTCAACTAAAACAATCGGGGTGGCGAAAGCCACCCCACAACTGAAAGAAAAAATGAAACTAACAAAAACAAAAGAGTATATCCAAGAAATGAATGACGCACTTGTTGCTACTATCAACTACTTGGACACACCATCATTCTTTAATAAAGAACAAATAAGATCTAAGGTTAATATAATCTTAAATCATAAAGATGCTTTAAAAGAAGAAGTGGAACTAGAAATAAAAAAAGTTGAAGGAGTTAAATAATATGGACATGGATATTAACTTAACTGAAACTATTTCATGTTCCCTGTTCCAAGAAACAGGGACATCAATACAGGAGTGCGAGTTCCAAGCAAACCAGATGACTGGCACTGACAACTCGCTTGATGACATCGAGGTAGATAATGACTAGAAAAGATGAAAACAAGTTAGTTAGCTTATTAAAAAAGCTATATGGAAAAGACTGGTCTTTTAATTGGAAAGGCCAAAACAATGGCTTTGAACTAATACTTCAAGTATGGAAAGGGAAAAAATGAAAAACCCATTTCATATATTAAACAGCGCAAAAGCTTTTGGAAAAGCTGTTAGAGAATCAGCAAAGAAAAAAGAAAAACAAAAAAACAAAAAGTAGTCTTAAGAATAGCGCCCGGAAATCTGGGCGCTATTTTTTTTCTTTTTTTCCCGGGTGGGACCCGCCCTCAAGTGTTTAGTGTTTTTTTTAAAACAACGCCCAGTTGTATGGGCGTTGTCTATTCTTAACGAAAAGAATTATTTAGAAATTTGAGTAAATGACTTCGGCACTCGAACTTCAATTTGTGCCTTACCAAATATATTCTCTAAGTTTTTCCAAACGTCATCAATGGACAAACCAGAGTATAAAGTATTTTTTGCGTCCTCTATTCCATTTTGTAGATATTTAAAGAACTTGCCCTTTTCAGAGTTTTTATATTTGTCCTCAAGTTCTTGTCTACATGCTTTTTTTAGATTACTAATAACTTCATCTACAGTGTCAGCACGACTTGAGATTTGCCAGTCTCTAATATCTGACCATTGATTAACCTTTTCAAGTAATGCTTGTTTTTTCTTAATAGCATTTTGGTTAAGTGCTGTCTCTTTAGCGTCTTTACTTTGTTTAAAGTCCTCAAAGTCCTTTTCAGCTTGTTCAGCGTCTTTAAGTAGTTTTTCAAGTTTCAAAGTAGATAAGAACTTATTAAAGTCCTTTTCTAATTGTTTTCCTACTTCAAGTTCGCACTGTGAACGTACTGCACTTTGCTTTTCTTGGAACTTGTTATTTATAAGTTGATGTAAATAATCAAGTTCTTGTTTTCTGATTGGTCTCATTTGTTTTCCTTTCGTTGTTTGTTTCGCATATTATATCCTATGTTATCCTATATTGTCAAGCTCTAAATTAATTATTTTTATTTTTTTTTTTTCGGGTGGGACCCGCCCTCAAGTGTTTAGTGTTTTTTTATGGGTGGGCCCCGCCCACAGGTGTTTGGTGTACCTGCGACACTATGTCGCATGTACATAAATATTAAATTAATATATAGTTATATTTATCTCATTACTTGGGAATACCTGCAGAGTTCAGGTCAATGCATTATAATGAGATATACACGGCTTGGGTAGTGCCAAGGGGATTTTCCCAAAACTACCCAAATAACGAAAGGAAAAATAATGCCTAAAAAAACGTACACCATTGTGGCCTACTACAAAGAAAAATTTACTTATACTGTGGAAGCTGCAACCAAAGAAAAGGCCAAGGAAATCGCCTTGAAAAACCAAGCTGATTGGGAGAGGATGGATGAATTTATCAACCATGAACCTCCAGTCATTACTCAAGTTATAGAAGAATAATTTCTAACGGCGCCCTGACCAAGGGCGCCACAACCCCAAATAAAAAATCTAAAATATATAAGGCGCAAGCAAGCAAGCTCTAATTTTTTTATTTTTTTTCGGGTGGGCCCCGCCCACAAGTGTTTAGTGGGCCTGCGACAATATGTCGCATTGACATAACCTCAGGTTGCAGGAGCCGTGCATCAAGGAACAGGCAACAAGGCGCAAGATTAGAGTTGACAAGATGGGAGAATGTAGGATATAATTGCTGCGAGTACTGCGTCGAGAAATACATATAGAAATATATGACAAGGCCTTTGGCTGAGTTTCGGTAGTACTCACAACAAAGGAGAAAGAAATGGAAAAAACAGTGAATGAACTAGACAAGACCATTAATACATTGATTGTGGATAATCGTAAGCTAGAGCAGCAATTAGCCAAGCTTAAGCAAATGATCTTGATCAATACATTCGTGGATTGGAATTCTTCTGACATAAGCGCAAGAGAAGAATTTCAAGAATTGTACAAGTTAATCGAAGAGGTAATATGACAAAAGAAAAAGCGATTCTAGAGTATGTCATTAGATGGCTAGACTCTAACATAGATGAGCCTGAGTTACTAGATACCGTCCAGGAGGATAGCGCCAATTTGAAAGAAAAGATCTTATTGGCTCTTGATCCTGGAACTACAATTGAAGACATAGAAAGCGGAAATATTTAAGAACTTCCTACGTTGTAACAAGGCCTCTATCCTGGAGGCCCTAAATCTCCCAAAAATAAAAACTAAAAATTATAAGGCGCAAGCAGGCGACGGTAGCAAGCAGCAAGCAGGCACAAGGCGCAGGCACACGGTTTTTTTATTTCCGGGTGGGACCCGCCCACAAGTGTTTCATGGTCCAAGGCGCAAGGCTCAAGGCACACGGGGTGGGACCCGCCCACAAGTTTTTAGTTGGGTGCGACGTTATGTCACATTGACAAATGTTTCCTGAATCTTGATCCAGGAGTCAGCAATCGGGGCACATGGTTCACGGTTGTGGAGTTGCATGATCTGTGATCCTTCATAAAGTTTTATGGACAAAGGACCGAGGGCCTTTTTTAAGATAAAAGTATTGTGTGGATGCTTCACGTGAAATGCAATTTGATGCGGACTGAAACGTATAATTTTACTGGAAGTTACTTTCAGCTCTACTGTAAAAAACTTTCCATTTTTATTGCAGCATAACAAATCTGGAACACCAGCAGAGGCCCAAGATTCAAGCCTTGTGAAAGAAATTCCTGTAATATTTTTTTTAACTTCTTGCCAAAATTTTGACTCTGGTTTCATGAAAAACCCAACGTAACTATACCACTTGTGATGAACGTATAACTTTAGACATTTTATGTTTTTGTGGCTCAGTAACCAACACTAATCTATGAGTTTCAAATGGACCAATTAACATATTTTCCATTAATTTTATTTCTGTAATGTCATGTAAATCACCGTTAGGCATCTGAACTTGTATTCTTGCATTCTGTGCAACTTCTGATTTTTTTAGAAGTTTATCAAGAACCATTGCTAATGTTTTACTATTAATCATACTTTTTAACCTGGGGCCCAGTATCCAGAGTGTGGAGAACTCTTTCGTAAGCCAACCCCAGTAACTTCTTGAAAGTTAGTTTGACTTATACGGTACATTACGTTAGAAGTCAACCCATGAATTTACCAAAGAAATTAACAGAAATGCAAATGAAATTTGCATATGAGTTAGTTACAAACGAAGGAAGAAAAACTGGAACTGAATGTGCTATTGAAGCTGGTTATTCAAAAGATAGAGCTGCCATCACTGCTTCAGAATTACAAAACCCAAGAACATATCCTGCAGTCGTTCAATACATTGGAGAGTTAAGAACAGAATATCAAAAAAAATATGATGTCACTTTTGAAAGACATGTGTCAGAGCTTGCAAAGTTAAGAGACAATGCAAGAGAAAATAAAGCATGGTCAGCTGCAGTCAATGCTGAAGTAGCCAGAGGTAAAGCTGCTGGTCTATACGTTGAACAAAAAATTATTAGGACCGGTAAGTTAGAAGATTTATCTGAAGAAGAATTAGATAAAAGACTTGCAGAAGTTTTAGATCAATATGCACCTATACTTGAAGGCGTTAAGGTAGACGAAATAAAAGCCGATGTGAAACAAAAGCAATTAGATGTTCGCCTGGGGAAACCTCAACCACCTTCAAATAAAGAAAAGATTTTTGTTAACTATTCAGAATCTTTGTCTTCGTCTTCATCATCTGACCAATCATCTGATTCTTCTGAAGAATCACACTCACACTGATTGTCCTCTAGATCTTGAGCCTTATCTCTAAGGATATCAATATCTTCTTGGATTCTATCCATGATGTCTTGGATAGTTTCAACTTTTTTCTTTTTAGCCATTGATTTTCTCCATTGTTTTGATGTTGTTTGCGGGAATTACAGTACGATCTCCATATGTAATTTCGCCTAAGCTGTCTATCTCATAGCTTGAAAAGATCCAAACATAATCTCTATTCTTTTTGTAAATAAAACCAATTGAAATACAATGACTTACTTCCATGCGATCAAATTCTAGATTAGTAGCCCAACCAGAATCACTACAAATATCTTCCCAACTTATTTTATACAATTCAAAAGGAAGTTTATTCATAAGAACTTTTTTATACCCTAATTAAACTCTATTCAAAAACAAAAAAGGTACGACCAGACGGCTAGAGAGGTCAAATTGTAGCTTTATTGTAGGAAAAATGACCCTTGATTTTACTAGCTTATTTGCAAAAAAGCTACAATGACCTACAATTGTAGCCTTTTTTTTGGTCAAATTATTCATATATATCAATGACTTATCAAGATTGTAGTGCTTTTGGGCACTTTTTTTCCCAAAAAAAAATTTCAAAAAAAAATAATTTTACCCTCCAAAAAGTCCTTATAAAGGCTACAATGGAATAAGTCATTGATTTATATATCTTTTCTTATAATTGAGTTCCCTACAATGACCTACAATTGTAGTGCGTTTGGGTTGTGGCCAGACCCCGAGTCTCCCCGGGTAGACGTTCCTGCGAGGGTTAAGATGATATCTGGCCGTGTTTCGTGTTCCTTGGTCTTGGTTACTTGAACCAGGCTTATTGCATATTGGCAATGCCTTCATCTACAGCTTCTTCAAGAAAGTCTGCATAGTATTCAATGTCTCCAGGTTCAGATACATCCGCTTTCTTTTTAGCTTCTTCAATAAAGATATCTCTCATCTCTCGACCAGACAGCATAGCATCACAATCATTATAAGCTTTCGTATAGACACCTGCTTTCCAATCATCCATCATCTTTTCAGATAGTTGTTCTATGGTCATTTTTTCCACTCCTTGTTAGTTAAGTTTCTATTCTTTCTATATTTCTCATCAAACTTTTTTATATCTTTCATATCCTTGTGTATACAATACCACACAAATAATATTGCAACAAGTAAACTGATCGCAGCGCCGGATAATATAAAGTTATAAAACTCGACAAAAAATTCAATCATGCATGTCTCCCAAATCTTTTATTAAATGGAATAACAGTATCTTTAAACTCTGGTTCATAGTTATCACATCTAATATCATCATCTTCTTTGACGATTGAGCCTTGGTATTCAATTTTAGTTTCAGGGCTATCAACATCTACATAAGTAGTTTCACAAAACTCAAAGTCTTCATTAGTTAAAAACTTATCAATTTTGTTATGGTTGATTCCACCCTTATCTAAAACAACATCAAAGGCTTCATCTTTATCATTTGCCTTAACGTATTGTTCAACAGTCAATAAATAAGTTTGTGTAATTTTATAAACTTTCTTACCAACATCATCAGACCATAAACTAAACGGTAACTTCATGCTGCCTCCATTTTAATAAATTGTTTTTTATCTGTAAAGAATTGTCCATCAAAGTAAGAATTAATTTTCTTCTTACCTTTCACTACAGGGACATAAACAGTTATTTTCTTTTTTTTGATTACTGGTAGTACTTGCATTTGATAATCAAAATCAGAACCTTCTTTTAAAGTCACAACAAAATTAGGTCCCATTATTTCTTGAGTATCTGCTGCATGTTTTTTCCAGATATTATAAAGATCACAATATCTTAATTCTACAACATCTAGATATTGTTCAATATTAGAAACTGGTTTGTTTCTAACTTTTACTATTGCATCATTAGTTAACATATTTTTCTCCATTTGTTTCTTTCTATCTGCATTATATATTATCCTACATTATATGTCAATACATCAAATTAACCGCTATTTTCCTTGTTTTTTTGAGCATAGTATTGATCTACTCTTTTTAAAAATTCATATTTGGCTTGTTTAAATTCTTCTCCATCAAAAATAAATTCTTGATACAAATTATCTTTAGTACAAATTAAATTAACACCTTTCATAATATTGGTCCCATAAACTTCATTGTGTGCTAATGCATAGCCAGCTAATTGTAATTTGTAATCTTCAATCCATTCTCTTCGCTTGGGCTTATTGCTCTGTTTGAAATCGACAATAGATTCTTCACCATCATAAACTCCAACAACATCTGTTGCGCCTGCATAAAGTTCTGGATAATATAAAGTCACTTCTAATCCCCAAAATTCTACAAGTCTATTCTTTAAACCTTTATTAATAATCTCATCGGCCATGGTCCGTGATGCTTGTCCCTCTGTTGTTAGATCCAAGTATCCTTCACCAAGTAAAAACTTCTCCAGGTGTGTATGCATAGCAGTTCCACGTGTCGCTGCATCATTCTTAACTTTATCTGCTTCAACAGCTCCAATTCTCATTTTCCATGCTGCAAGGGCTAATCTTTTATCTTCGGGTTGCGTTGCCTGGAGTATCGTCGTTACTGATGGAAGCTTTGTTGCATTGACATCATAGTGTCTTTCATCTTTAACTAAAGATCTGCTGCTGGTTGGATATATAAATTTTTTATTTAGTTTCATTCCATCACCGGTTTTTCTTTATTAGATTCATTGTATAAGAACTTTATTAATTCTTTACTAATGGTTGTTGTAGGATCAAAAGACAAATCCCTGGAGCAGCCAATTAAAAATAAAAATAATATTAAATGTTTCATAGGTACTCTTTTACATTTGGATCTAAATAGTCAATGGCTCTTTGTGTTTTAATTTTTAATTCTTTTAAGGCCCAATATTTTTTAATTAAATTTTTTTTAAAACGATAGGCATAATAGAAATCAATTAAATAAGTTATTCTTATTAATGTAAACATATATTTTTCCCAAAAATCAGCGTGTCTAAATCTTCTATTAAATCCAACAGCTTCTTTTACTTTTTCTTTTACGTAAATCATTTCTTCATTAATTTTTTCCATTAAATGTAATTTACTTCTTAAATATTTTACTTCCATTTTTCTCAACTCTATCTCCATTCCTCTTTTTTCTTCTTCTGTTATGTGCATATTACTCCTTTCATTTGTTTGTTATTTCTCATCATTTTTCTATAGGCTCGATCATATTTTAATTTACGTTCTGGATTTACATTTCTATCATAGTTTCTATCTCTAACTAATTTTTCACTATAAAATTCAGGAGCATATAATTTAGTCCATATAATTAAATTTCTTCTCCAGGCCATCATCGCTTCTAATTGTTTTTTATGTCTACAAATAACAACAGATTTAAACCATTGATGAAAAGGTATTTTCACCCCATTCTTTTTGCTGTAAAAAGAATTGTTATGGGTCCTGTGATTTACAATACCCACCTTATTTTTTCTTTCAGCTGAAATTAAATCATCTTCAATAATAGATAAATCTTCAGCTTCCCATGCTCTGAATGCTTTATAGTAATCTCGTCCATGAATATTGTAAGGATAAGATAAGTCGTGTGGAGTAACCTTTCCATTACTATTCAATATAATCAGTTGAGATTTTTCCGTGATCCGTGATGATTGATTCTCCTGGGGAAGATACTTTCTTACTAATTTTGTCTCTTCATGCATCCTTACACTATCATAATTAAATCGTTTAAATCCTTTTATGATACGAATATAATTAAATTTCTTTCCAATCCCTTTTGATTTATTTCTACTTTTTCCTTTTTTACCTGCATAGTAATGTTCATGTATTCTGGCCAGTGAATTAATAGTTTCACCAATATAAATTAATACTCTTTTTCTAAGTTCAAAAGGATCATAACCCTCGTCAATAACAAAATTACCATTCTTATCTTCTATATATTGACCATTGATTCTTTTGTATCTTGGTGTATCGTCATTGACCTGAATTAAGAAATAAATAATAGATTTTTCATCGGTCAAATCAAAATTTAAATTAGTAATTTTTTGAAACCTATTTAAATTTAATATAATCATTAGTGTAAAGTTTTTATTACAAAAGGTTTAATGGTCCTTGAAGTCTTAACGACGGTATTCATCATTTCTCTATACTCTTTGTCAGTTAAAGTTGATTTATATAATCGTAAAGCCTGCGCAATCATTGTGGATGCGATCATCTGTGAGTCTTCATATTGAAGTAATTTCTTCATTAAAAAATCAAGAAAGTCATCATAGATGTATTTTAATTGTTTTTCTTTTTTCACCAGTCCCTCTTCTCTAGAGCCCTTGCCTGGTATTCTTCACGTAAAAATGCCATATCTTTTTTAAGCATTTCTATTTCCATTTTTAATTTGTAGTTTTCTTTTTTAAGTTTCTCTATGATTGCTTCAAGATCATTAGGTCCTTTATCTTGTATCATTTTATTCTCTTTCTTTTTTTAGGTCTTTCTTTACCAAAAGCATCGTATTTTTTTCTATATGCTTTTAATAATTTAGCTATTGCTCTTTTATATCCAGACACAGTCATTGTAATATCCTTTCATATTTCATTAGTCTTTCTATATCCTTATCTTTTATTTCACCTTGGTTATTGCAATATTTGCAATCTTTATAATCAGGTTTTTTATCACCTTGATAATGAACTGTTATATAACCATTACCCTTGCACTCGGGACATATCACTTTCATATTTAGTCTTCCTTTCATGATTCCAAACGATTCCTAATCGTTTTAAGTTTTTTAAGTTTATAAGTTTTTTTGATTTGCCAATTACATAATCTGCATCAAACCCTGCATAAGTACATACATCAACAAAGTTTTTTGTTTTATGAGTTAACCAAAACTCTGCTGCCTTTTTTTCATCTTTGTTTATGAACTTATTTTCAAAGTCAGAAAGAGCATCATATAACATTTGAGCAAGAACAGCTTTCCACAATCTTTGTTCTGGAGTCGCTTGTCTATCCTCAATTAAAACATTTAAATTACTTTGAAGAACTTTGACCATATAAATATCTCTCTTTCTCGTTAATTAAAATGTCTACAGTTTTAGATTTACTTAAAATTGTATTGGGTACAATTTTTTTTCTTATCTTATCTAATTTAGCATATGCTTCTTTAGATAAGGTTACGTTTTTATATTTACTTATGTCAGTCATTTATAACCTTTCTTTGTTTATTTTGTAGGATTATAGTTTAATTTACACTATAAGTCAAATATTATATTCGACCTTGTCCTCTATACAACTTATTGGTGTTTTTCTTATTTGGACGTTTAGAATGTCTACCTCTTCTTTTAGGCTTAGTTCTTTTATGGTATAGGCCAGTTCCGTATGGATTACTTTTCTTTGCCATATACTATTTTTCGTGCTTTTTTGTGATTCATAGGTAAGTATTTAATAACACCATTTACATGTTGTCTCAACTCATCTCCACAGGTTGTACATTTATAAATATTATCTAAAATAGAAACTAATGCAGTTAATTCTTTACAACTAGGACAAATACCATGAACGATTAATGAATCAATTGTTAGATTTTTCATATCATTGGTGAATATATAATTTTATTATTATCTTTACTAGCTTTTAAATATTGTTTTCTATTACCTGCATCATTGTAACTGCAATGAACCCACCCGGAGTTAGGGTCGTTGGGGCTCCAGAACTCAAGTATACATTGATCGTAATCAAGATTTTGTACGATCCAATCACTTAAATCTTTATTATGTACACCAAATATCTCAAAATCTGCTGCTTGGCCTTTAGTGTGTTGACTCTTGCTACTTGATCCTATGGCCTCGCATAGCGCTGCTGATCTATAACCTGAAGAAATAGATACTGGTATTTTAAAATGATTTCTTAATGGTTGTAATATATTTTTACAAAGTAATATTAAATTAGTTATATGTTCGTCACTTGCTTCATTTACAATGCCAAG